CGAAGACGCCCTGATCACCAGCTTGGCCAGCGTGGCTACCCACGCCGCGACAGACCGCCTGCAGCGCGCCCTGGTGCCCACCCGGTACCGCCTCACGCTCGACAGCTTTCCGGATGCGATTGAGCTGCTGATGCCGCCTATCATCAGCGTGGAGTCGGTCAAGTACATCGACATCAGCGGCGAGCAACAAACGCTGGCCCCGCAAGACACCTTTTTGGACAAGGTGAGCGAGCCCGGCCAACTGGTGCCCGCCGCCGGCCGCACCTGGCCCGCCACGCAAGACCGCATCAACGCCGTGGAGGTGGAATACACCGCCGGCTACCCCGCCAGCGCCATCCCCCTGCCCATCAAGCAATGGATCCTGCTGGCCATTGGCGACATGTACGCCAACCGCGAGCGCAGCGCCGACAAGCCCGCCGTGCCGCAAGACTTCGCCGAAGGCCTGCTCGACACCTACAAAATCTGGAGCGTGTAAATGCGTGCCAGCTCGCTCACCAGCCGCATCACCATCACCGGCCCCACCACGACCAAAGACGCCCTTGGCCAACCCACCGCCACTTGGGCCACCATCATGACCGTGTGGGGCGACGCCCGGTTCAAAACCGGCCTGCAGGGCGTGAACGCCGATCGCATCGACAGCCGTGGCCGCGTGTCCATCCGCATCCGCCAAACCAGCTGCAGCCGCACCATCAAGCCCGGCATGCGCGTGACCATCGCGCCCGATGACACGGTGTACGAAATCAAAGACACCCCGCGCCAAGGGCGTGACGCGATTGATTTGGTGTGTGAGGCCCTATGACCCTCAAAGTCCACTTCGACACCCGCGCCCTGGCCGAACAAGTGCAAGCCCTGCGCGAAGACGTGCAAGCCGCCACCCGGCCAGCCGCGCAGGCGGGTGCGCAGCTGCTTTATGAGGCTGTGAAAGCCAACGTGGCCGCGCTGGGCCGCAAGACGGGCAACCTGCAGCGGGCCATTTACCAGGCCTACAGCAAAGATCAATCGCAAAACGGGCAGCAGGCCTACCACGTCAGTTGGGACTACAAAAAAGCCCCGCATGGCCGATTGGTGGAGTACGGCTACATGCAGCGCTATCGGGTGGTGCTAGACCGGCGAACGGGCAAGTGGATCACCATCAAAACGCAGCGCTTGGCCACACCGGTGCAAGTGCCGCCCAAAGCATTTTTGCGCCGCGCCGCTGCCCAAATGCCCGCCGCCCTGCAAGCCGCCGAAACCGAATTCATGCGCCGCCTCAAGGTCTTCAAATGAGCACCCTCACCCTCGAAACCCTGCTGGCCGACGCACTCAAAACCCTGTGCGAGCGCACCTACCCCGACGTGGCCCCCGATGGCACGCTCACCCCCTATGTGGTGTGGCACGAGCTGGGTGGCCAGTCGGTGCAATACGTCGATGGGGCCTTGGCCAACCGCCGTAACGCACTGGTGCAAGTCAACGTGTGGCACGAATCCCGCGCTGTGGCCAACCAACTGAGCCTCGACATCGAAGCCGCCCTGGTGGCCCACGCCACCCTGCGAGCTGAGGCGCAAGGCGGCCTGCAGTCAGCGTATGACGAAGACGCGCATTTGCGCGGATCGATGCAAGATTTTTCAGTGTGGGCCGACCGATAGGCCTGAACAAACCACCCGAGCCGCAAGGCTCACCCCATGAGCCCCGATGAGCAATCACCGGGGCTTTTTTCTTGCCGGCGCTGTGCCGGTTTTTTTCTTTGAAAGGAGCCATCACATGGCACGCACCCCCAACGGCACCATCGCATCCATTGCGACTGCCTTCGCAGCTGGCTTGGCATTTTCTGCCGCCAGCAACGCCACCGAAACCGTCCTCACGGTCACGGCGGGCACCCTGGTCGCTGGCGACCTGGTCGAGGTCACCAGCACCTGGTCCAAGATCAGCAACCGCATCTTTCGCGTGAAGGTGGCCACCGCCACCGCCATCACGCTCGAAGACTGCGACACCAGCAACACCACGCTGTACCCAGCGGGCGGCGGCACCGGCACGCTGCGCAAGGTCACCACCTGGATGCCCATGAGCCAAAAGCTCACCGTCGCATCCAGTGGCGGCGACCCCAAGACCGTCAACTTCACCTACGTCGAGACCGGCGACGAACAGACCGTGTTTGATGGCTTTGGTGCCACGCAATACACCATCGACTTGGACGCTGACACTGTGGGCTCGCCGCTGTACAAGCAGCTCAAAACCCTGACCGACACCAACGCCATTAGCGCCCTGCGCCTGACCGCGCCCAACGGCTCGGTGGTGCTGTTGTCGTGCGCCATGGCCCTGAACGAAAACCCGTCCATGTCCAGCGGCGCCGTCATGGCCAACAGGCTCACGTTCTTCGGTCGCGGCCGCACTGTGCGCTACGCCACCACACCAGCCTGATCAGGCCCCTCATCGGCTGCCACCCGAGCACCGACCCAGCCCGGTTCACTTCCTTTTTGCGGGGGAGTGGCCGGGCAGGGCACGGGCTTATTGCCCACGGGCAATTTTTCATCACCCCCGCAAACTTCAGGAAACACACCATGGCCATCGTCAAACTGGGCAAGCGCCCCGAAACCTTCCCCCACACCGTCAAATTCCCGATGCTCGAAGGCGGCGAAGGCACCGTCCCCGTCACCTACAAATACCGCACCCGCAAAGAATTCGGCGCGTTTTGGGACGAGATCACCGCCGGCAACGAGGCCGCTGCCAAGTCCGACAAACCCGACAGCAACGACCCGGTGGAAAAGTTCAGCCTGGCCAAGATCTACGCCAAGGCCAGCACCAAAAACGCGCAAGACGTGCTCAAGATCATCACCGACTGGGGCCTCGAAGAAGAACTCAGCCTCGAAAGCGTGCAGCAGCTCAACGATGAACTGCCCCTGGCTGTGGCCACCATCGTGGGCGACTACTACACCGCCATGACCACGGGCCGATTGGGAAACTGAAGGCGGCAGCCCTTGCCGCCTACACACCGCAAGTGACCGCAGCCGAAGCCCGCCAAGCGGGTTTCGAGCCCGAAGACTTTGCCGAACCCCCGTTTGAAATCTGGCCCGACAACGCGCCCCCGTGGCGCTTGTTTTGCGCCGTGGGCACCCAGTGGCGCACCACTGGCATGGGCGCATACATCGGGCTGGACTACGGCCCCTTGTTCCGGCTGATGGACCACCAAGGCCTGCAGGGCCAAGACTGGCAAGACATGTTTGACGACATCCAAGTGCTTGAGGCCGCAGCCCTAGAGCAGATCCGCAAAAACCACGAAGAGCCCACATGAGCACCAAAAAGGCACAGCTAGAACTCAGCGCCAACTCGGCCCCGGCCGAGCAGGCGTTTGAGCGCGTAGAAAAGGCCGGCCGCCGCATGGGCGACAGCGTGGCCAAAGAAGGCGACAAAGCGGGCAAAGCCATCGACGGCATTGCCGACGGTGCAGCCCCTGCCGCCCAAAAGCTGGACAACGCCACCAAAAACATGATCGCCAGCGTGCAGCGCACCACCGCCGCGCTGCAGGCGGGCTGGCGCGGCTCTGCCAAATACTTCGAGACACTGGCCCAGCAGCGCGGTGTTGACCTGGCCACGCTGCAGCCCTACATCGACGAACTCAAGCGCGTTGAGGCCCAGCAAACCAAGACCGGCATCAGCGCCAAACAAACCGTCGCCGCCCTGCGTGGCGTGCCCGCGCAATTCACCGACATTGCCGTGTCGCTGCAAGGCGGCCAAGCGCCCCTCACCGTGTTTCTGCAACAAGGTGGCCAGCTCAAAGACATGTTTGGCGGCGCGGGCGATGCCGCCCGTGCGCTGGGCGGCTACGTCGTCAGCCTGGTCAACCCCTTCACCGTGGCCGCTGCAGCGGTGGGCGCTGTGGCCATTGCCTACCACCAGGGCAGCAAAGAGGCCGACGCCTTCCGCGCCGCCCTGGTCACCACCGGCAACGCCGCAGGCACCAGCACCAACCAACTCGCCGCCATGGCCGCGTCCATGGATCAAAGCTTTGGCACCACCACCGGCAAAGCGGCTGAAGTGCTGGCCCAACTTGCGGCCACCGGCCAAGTCGGCCGGGCCAGCCTGCAAGACTTCGCAGCCACCGCAATCATGGCCGAAAAAGCCTTCGGCACCGCCACCGCTGACATTGCCAAAAACTTTGCCGACCTGGGCAAAGACCCCGTGGGCGCATCGGCTCGCCTCAACGAGTCGATGAACTACTTGACGGCCAGCACCTACGCGCAGATCCGCGCGGCGGTGGACTTGGGCCAAGAATCCAAAGCTGCCGCCCTGGCGCAAGACGCCTACAACAGCGCCCTGAAAGGCCGCAGCGCTGAAATGCTGGCCAGCATGGGCTACATCGAGCGCGGCTGGGGCGGCATCAAAAGCGCTGCAAAAGAGGCTTGGGATGCGATGCTGGGTGTGGGGCGACCGGCCATTGCCACTGGCGAGATCGAGGAGATCCGCAAAGAACTGGACCTGTACGACAAAGGCTTGCGCAGCCTGTCCGACCGTCAAGTGCGGGCCTACAAAAACCAGTTGGCCGCCCTGCAAGAAGTTGAGCGCATGCAAAAGCGCGCAGGCGACAGCGCAGCCGAACGTGTGGCCAGAGAAAACGCAGGCATCCAGGCGCAAAAAGACGGCCTGAAATACCTGAGCCAAGAACAAAAAATGCGCAACGACATTGCGCAGCAAACCGCCACCATGCGCCGGGCCGGCATGGACGAAGCCGCCATCCAAGAGCGCATTGCCCAGATCAAAGCCAGCTACGACAAAAAAGGCAGCGGGGGCAGCCGCGCCAAGGAAATCAGCGAGTACGAAAAGCTCAACGCCCGCATCGGCGAATTTGCCGCCCTGCAAACCGCCGCCGCCGACGCAGACGGCAAGCTCACCGAAGGCCAGCGCCTGGCCGTGCGCGTCAAGCAAGACATGACCGCCGCCGGTGCCAAGCTCAGCGCCGTCGAAAAGCAGCGCCTGCAAACCGCCCTGAATGCCGCCCTGGCCACCGAGCAACGCCTGGACGCCGAAAAAGACTTGGCCAAGTTCATGGACGAAAGCGTCAAGGTGCAAGCCAAAGCCGCCGATCAGTCCGACAAGGCCATCGATGCCCTGAAAAAGCAAGCCGCCGCCGAGCGCGAAGCCACGGCCAGCATCGGCCTGAGCAAAGACGCCATTGCAGAGCTGACCGTCGCCAAGTACGAAGACAGCGCCGCCAGCAAAGAGCGCATGGCCGACATGATGGCAGAGGCGGGCGAACCCGAGCTGCTCGTCAAAAAATACCGCGAAGAAGCCGCCGCCCTGCGCGACCTGGCCAAAGCCAAGCGCGAGCGCGGCTCAGCCGAAGCCGCATCCGAAGCCGAAAAAATCGCCGCCAAGGCCGCAGAAAAAGCTGCCACCGACTGGCAGCGCGCCTCCGACAAGATCGAGAGCAGCATCACCGACGCCCTGATGCGTGGCTTCGAAAACGGCAAAGACTTCGCGCAAAACTTGCGCGACACCCTGATCAATATGTTTAAGACCATGGTGTTGCGCCCCATCATTGCGGGCGCCGTCAGCCTCACCATGGGGGCAGGCGCGAGTGCCACGGGTACAGGCCCGGGTGGCGCCGATATTTTTGGCGCGACCAACAACGCCTACACCGCCTACAGCACTGGGAGCAGCGCCTTTTTGATCGGCAGCCAAGTGGCCGCAGGCACGATGAGCGCGGCCAACGCAGCGGGCACCATCTTTGGCAACACTGCCGCCGTGGCCTACGGTGACGGCCTGAGCGCCCTGCTGGCCACCAACGGGGCCTACGGCACCGCCGCCGCAGCCGGTACCGGCAGCAGCATGACGGCCGGTGCAGCGCAGGCTGGGCCGTATGTGCTGGCCGCTGTGGGCGTGCTCAACGCCCTGGGCGTTTTTCGCAGCAACAAGACGGTGGGCGGCGGCATTGCAGGCACGCTTGGCGGCAGCGACCTGGAGGCCTATGCGCTCAACCGCAAGG